TAAACGAGCGGCTCTCCAACTTAACAGGTAAAGTAGCAGTGTTCTATGTGGGTGCTGCTACCCAGACCGAACTTAAGGAGAAAAAGGATCGTATCGATGATGCTCTTCGAGCAACGAAGTCAGCAATCACTTTAGGTTATGTTCCTGGCGGCGGGCTAGCTTTATTTACTGCGGCACAGGAAATTGGTACCGGGGGATACAAAGATGAAAAAGTTCCACTAGATCCTATTCGTGAAGCCTTTTTTAAGGCTCTTAATAGTCCGTATAAACTTATTCAGCAAAATGCTAATATAGAACCAAAGCCTCCACTTAATGATCATACTGCTTTGAATTGCTTAACTGGTGAAATGGTTAACTTTGAAAAAGCGGGAATTATAGATCCAACTTTGGTTGTTGTAGAGGCGTTGACTAATGCTACTTCCGCAGCTAATATGGTTCTTTTGTCAGAAGTTACAGTGCATGATATTGAACCTAAATATCAACCTGCTGCAATAAATCCTTACTAAAATGCTAATTAATCCTCAACAATTTGTTATTGATGTTCCTGATCTACATCCTTTATCTCTAGACTATTCTAATTTCTGAAGAACAGCATATAAGAAGGCTGTTGAGGGAGACTGGCTAGGTGGCTACTATATGCCACCTAGTCTTTATTTTTATGTCAACTTTGGAACAATACTTCTAAATAAGAAGAGAAGTAATGTTAAGTCGATAGGACGTCCCTGGCTAAGGGATTTAGAGTGAATGTTTTTTCAACATTGGATGGAAGCACGCGGTTTCTCGGGGTTCGAAGATGATAACGAACTTTCGGGAAATTTTCTTTTATTAGACCCTAACTTGTCTGACGACGCATTAGAACCTTCTTGCTTTAACTCTCTCGGAGAAAGAAAGCAGTTTGTACATCCTCGAACTCTGCTACAAATGCAGCACTCGTATCATAAAGGAAGACCCCTCTACGAGAATGAAGCCTTTAATCTGCTTATGTTAGGTTCACGTGATACGGGCAAAACTTATATGGTAGGTGTAGGTATTACTCTGCATACTTGATTGTTTAATGGATTGCTTTCCGTAAATCAAGATATTAGTGAGAGGGGTGTAGCTGATATTACGGTGGGTGCAGAGCTTGCGCACTACTCTAATAACATGTTGACTAAAACTAAATTTGCTCTCGAACATCTCCCTGGTTCGAAGATGATAAACGGTAGAAAATATCCTTCTCCTTTCTATCAGCAATACAAGGGATCTTGAAATGCAGGATCTACCATCAGTGCCGAGTTTAGAACTAAGGCTCCTGGTGGATGGATTGATGAAGGAACTAAAGCTACTATCAGGCATAGAACTTTTCGTGATAATCCGTTTGCTGAGCAAGGCACTCGACCGATTGCATTAATTGTTGAAGAGGCTGGACATTGCTCTAATCTGGAGGATATTTATGCGAATACAAAAGATAACTTAAGATCTGGTATGCGTAAGACTGGTACTTTATTAATGCTGGGTACTGGTGGTGATATGGATTCTGGTACTATTCCAGCATCTAAGATGTTCTACGAACCAGAAGCTTATGACATACTTCCTTTCGAAGATACTTGAGAACAGAAAGGTAATATAGGATTCTTTGTTCCTGCTTATCTGGCGTTGAACGAGTACAAAGATGAGAGAGGTTTTTCGAAAATAGAAGAAGCTAAAAAGGCCCTCTTAAAAGCAAGAGAGAAAGCAAAAGTAGGAAACAGCGGATCTGATGCCCTTAACAAGGAAATGCAATATAGACCTATGGTACCTTCTGAAATATTCCTTACTAAGGCTTCTAATATATTTCCGGTAGCCGAGCTGCGTCGAAGATTGGGCGAGCTCCAGACGTCTAACACTTACGAACTTCTCGAAAAGAAAGTCGAGTTATATTTTGACCCGGAGTCTCCTTACAACGGTGTTAATTATTACATAAATCCTTCTCTAATAGCAATTAACAGATTTCCGTGGACGTCCGATTCTATTGAAGGCTCTACTATAATTTATGAATTGCCACATTTAATTGATGGAAAGGTTCCTAAAGATGCGTATATTATTGGATGTGATCCATTTCGAGATAACACAGGATTAGGATCTTCGTTTGCTGCAATTTATGTAATTAAGACTTCTAAATATCCAACTATAGTTGGTCATGACGAAATTGTAGCCTCTTACATAGGAAGGCCCTACCAAGGCGTCAATCAAGTAAATGAAATTCTGCATAAGCTTTCTCTATTCTACGGTAATGCAAAGATTTATTTCGAGAATGCGGTAGGCAACGTGAAAGATTACTTCGAAAAAATTCACCGTCTGGATCTACTTGCAACACAGCCAGTCAACGTATTTAATAGAAAGGCATCTTATAATACTAATGAGAGTATTATTTATGGCTATCCAATGTCTAACGAGAAGATTAAATTGGAAGCTCTTCAGTATCTACGTTCGTGGTTACTAGAACCACGAGAAAATAATAAAAGAAATGTAGATCTAATCCCGGACAGATTTTTACTTCAACAATTAATTCTATTTAATATGGAAGGAAACTTTGATGCTGTCATGGGATTTGTAGGTTGTGTCATAGGGCTTGAAGAAATTTATATTTCTACAAAAAGAGCTCTAGAAAACATAGAAAGATCTAAGCCAATAGATCTTGAAATTGAAAAACTATTTATAAATAATAAGCGCTTATTTAATGAGAAACTTTCCAAAACAGAGGCTGAGTTTCAATGATAAAATCAAAGACGATTATAAGTGGTGTAAAACTGTAATTGATAACCTGCTAACCAACTATTCTGCAGATAGATCGATAATGAACAGCCCCGGTTCATTATATGATAAAAAGCTGGCAAATTATAGACTTTATAATAACATTTTAGATCAGGCTGATTTTGAACGTGAATGTAATCCTCTTGGACTAGAGGTTGGACAATTCAGAGATGAAATACAACCTTATAATAAAACTTATAATAAAATACAGGTACTTCTCGACGAAGAAAATAAAAGGCCTTTTAAGTATAAAGTAATTGTCACCGATCCAGATTCTATTCGTACTAAACTGGCATATCGTGATGGCATGTTCCGAAACTATGTACTGTCTCAAGTACAAAATACCCTTAGTCAAGTAGGTATTCAATTCGATTCTGAAGAGGCACTATTTGATCCGTCAACTCTTATTGATCCTAGCGAGGTTGACAAATTCATGAGTACCAAATTTAAATCTGCACAAGAGATTGCAGGTGGAAAATTGTTAGCCTTCCTCGAAAAAAAGCTAAATATAAGAGAGCTAAAAAATGACGCTTTTAAGCATGGGCTTATTTCAGGAGAGGAGTTTGTCTACATTTCAAAACGTAATAATCTTCCTCACATTGAAGTTGTAAACTCGCTAGGACTCTTCTATCATAAGTCCGCAGAGACGAAATATATTCAGGACAGTTTATATGCTGGATATAGAACATACATGACTTCTGGAGATGTGTTAGATAACTTTGGATCTTTCTTATCTGAAGACGAATTATCTAGAATTGATCTGTCAAGAGATTCTTTTGGTAGCCACTACGGTGAGACATTGAATTCGAATATGGAGTACTATCACGAGAATTCTTTGTTCAACAATTATTATACTCGTGCTCATGCAGAATCATCGTATTATTCTAATCAAACTATTTCGTTTGACTGATTAGTGCAGCATGTAGAGTGAAGATCGCAAAAGAAGATTGGATTCTTAACATATATTAATCAGTATGGAGATTTACAGACCGATTTAGTATCTGAAGATTTTGAGGTGCCTGAAATTGCAGAAAGAATTAAGACAGAACGTGGTTATGGAGTACCTGAAGTTAGTTACAACTGGAGTGACGCTACTAATAATTATTCTTTAGTTTGAGGATGAATCCCTGAAATTTGGCAAGGAGTTAGAATTGGACACGATATTTATTGTATGATGGGTCCTAAAGAGCACCAATTCAGAAGCTTAGATAACCCTTTTGATGTTTCTCTTGGTTATCACGGATTGGTATATAACTCTATGAACGCCACTTCTACATCGTTAATGGATCGTATGAAGCCTTTTCAATATCTTTACTTTATTATTATGCACAAACTGAAAAAGCTTATTGCGCAAGATAAAGGAAAGGTGTTTCCGTTTGATATTACAATGGTAGATCCCAAAGTTGGACTAGAAAAGACTCTGTACTATCTTAATACGTTAAATCTTGATATATATAATCCTTTACAGAATACTGATGTTCAAGGATGATCACAACGTGCCAAAGTAACTTCTGCAATGGATATGAGCGTAGCTGATCAAGTAGTTCACTATATTAATATATTAGCTGCAATAGACGATCAGATTTCAGATGTAGCTGGAGTATCTCGTTCAAGAGAAGGGCAAATAAGTCCTAGTGAGGCAGTAACCAATGCCCAAATTAATACACAAATGTCAGCCGCAGTTACTGGTGTATATTTTCAACCACACGATAAGTTGTGAGAAAAGATTCTTAATTCGTTACTTGAAATTGCACAGTCTTGCTACAAACATAATACGCAGCTAAGACAGTGGGTGTTGGATGATATGACTACAGCCGTTTTAGATTTTACACCTGAGAATGTAACCAATTCTTCTTTTGGAGTATTTGTAGTTGACTCGCCTAAAGAGCAAGCTATATTTGACAAACTTCAACAATGGGGTCAAAGCTTTATACAGAATGATAAGGCAAGTCTTTCAAGTCTTGTTAAGATGTTACGTGCAGAATCGACAGAAGAATTGCTTGCAGATGTTATAGCTGCAGAAAAGCAGAAATTGCAAGAACAACAGCAACTACAGCAACAAGAATATCAAAATCAGCAAGCCTTACAGAAGCAGGCTCAAGATTTTCAACTTTTGTTACAGGCTAACGAATTGGATGCTAAGCTTGCTATTGCTGAGATGGACACCTTTAAGTTTGTTAAAGATCAAGACGCAGACGATGATGGTATTCCTGATCAATTTGAAATTCAGAAATTCAAAACTGAAGCGGCACTTAAGAGTCGCGACTTAGACTTGAAGGAAAAAAAGCTACAACAAGATAAAGAATTGAAATTAAAAAGCATAGCTGCCAAAAAGTAGGCTATAATCTAATAGAAATAGGTAATAAATAAATTATTTTATACTTTAAAAAGAATCATAATTTTGTATGGAATTTACAAGTGAAGAACTAGATAGTCTCTTTCCAGAAACAACACCCGAGCCTGATCCCGTTATTGACACTGATCCGGATCCGGAGCCTGAACCAGAACCGTTAACTAAGAACGAAGATACTGAACCAGATGAGATAGCAGCAAGTTATTATGAGCTGCTAAAAACACAAGGGTTGTTAGATGTTCCTGATGACTTTGA